TCCAGGTTCTTCTGGTATATGATCAAACATCATAATACGAAAAATTAGTTCTTCTTTAGTAATCTTTCTATAATCTATTTCACACTCTATAAGTTTAACTTTTTCACCTGCAGATTTTCGTTGTTCGAAATCTTCTTGTTGTAAACGCTTTGCTTTGTTACGCTTTGCCTCTGCAATTGTCCTAATATTAATTTTTTCTATACTAGGTAAAATTATATCAAATTGAGCATAGTCGGGGTCTACATAGCTACAAAATGTACTTTTAGATTTATGTATTTCTTTTAAAATATCTTTGTTGTTTAGGTAATTTAATTTTCTCATTTTTACTCCAAATTTTAACTATTATAATATACGTAGATAATTTTGTCAACTAAATAATGTATAAGGAGACAAAAAAATGGCAGTTGTAGACAGTAGAGGTAATCCTGTAACAGATAGCAGTGGCAATCCTGTTTTATCAGGAACACGTAGATCATCATCTAGCACCCAGTCACAAGCTCGCAATTCTATTAGTCCAAGAGAATCGATTAGCAACCTTGTCGGATCAGCAGTCAATTTTGGAGAAAGAGTTGCTGGTGATTTTGGTAGAGCTGTGGTAGAAGAAGTTGTAGATGCAACTGGCTTTGGTAGGTTGCTAAGAGGTGTTAACTTACCGTTATTTGGCATGCCAAATGGCGGCGGGTTCTTAGAAGGGTCGTGGGGATCTGAAGGAGTCGATGATTGGAGAGTGAGATTATCAATTCCACCTAATTTCAATTTACCTGGACCTCTTGGTTCAAAATTAGCCGAAACAAACGGCTTAATTTGGCCTTACACGCCCTCAATACAGATTAACCATTCTGCAAATTATGGTTCTATGCAGCCTACACATAGTAATTATCCTTTTCCGGTATACCAACATAGTCAAGTACAGGCTATTACTATAACAGGAGACTTTACAGTAGAAAATGCAGATGAAGGAATATATTGGATTGCAGCCGTACACTATCTAAGAGCTGTTACTAAAATGGCATATGGTAATACAAGTCATCAAGGGTCTCCTCCTCCTGTAGTGAGACTAAATGGTTATGGAGACTTTGTGTTTAAAAATGTACCTGTAGTAGTAGCTCAGTTTTCAGTTGAATTGCCTAATGATGTTGACTACATACATGTACCTAATGTAGGCCCACAAGGAACATACGTGCCTACAAGATCACAAATATTTGTAAATGTACAGCCAACATACAGCAGACGAGCAGTACATACATTTAGTTTAGATAAGTTTATAGCTGGTGGGTATGCAAATAGTAATGGAGTAGGATTTATTTAATGGCAAATTATAATTCTAGTAGTCCATATTACAAAACTCAATATGTACAAAATCAATATTTAGGAATTCTAAATATTAGACCAGTTCCAGCAGAATCAGACGATGTGCTGTATACAGTTGAAGTACAATATACCCACCGTCCTGACCTACTAGCATATGACCTTTATGGAGACAAAAACCTTTGGTGGGTTTTTGCACAACGTAATATGGATATTATTAAAGATCCTGTTTATGATTTAGAAGCAGGAATACAAATTTATTTGCCTAAAGGCGAACAATTAACAAGAGTACTCGGATTATAAAATGGCATTTAAAGCTCAGAATTTTGCGGAAAGGTTAAGAGCAGCTGGCAGAAGCATAGAAGATAGAGCTTCAGAAGCAGCATCAACAATAGCAAATAACACTGCTAATAGTGCAAATATCAGTGTAGATAGTGTTGCTAGTGCAGTAACAGGTGCTACCTCACAGATTACAGGTGCAACAGTAGATCTAGCAAATAGTTTAAATGGGTTAACAGGACAAAGTATATCTGATACAATAGGTAACCTTGCAAGAGGAGCAGGACAAAATTTTATATCTGGTTTAGTGGGAGGAATTCCCGGCATAGGGGGTACTTTGCTGTCAGCACTAGGTCTCTCATTAAACGGTCAAGGTACAGTAGCTAACGAATTAGATCAATTTGCAAGTTATAATTATATTATTACATTAAGTTGTTTAACACCGTTTGAAGTTAATTTTCCTGCATTTACTTACAGGCAGCGAGAACCTATGATAACGATATGTAGGTCTGGCGGCGGCCCACTAAGAGGATCTAGAATAAGCGTAGAAACAGGCGGCAAAACAGAATATTTTATAGATAATTTACAGATAGACTCTATTATTACTCCAACAACACCAACAAGACTTACAAATGCTACTGGTATGACATTTGATATATTAGAGCCTTATAGTATGGGTAACTTTTTGCAAGCCCTTAATGTTGCTGCGGTAACCGCAGGGTACGTAAATTATTTAGAAGCACCTTATTGTTTGACGATACAATTTAAAGGTTGGGATGATTTTGGACGTCCTGTAAATGCAAGAAGAGCTAGAAGGGTATATCCTATAAAGTTTGTTGACGTAAGATTTACAGTTGACGAAGAAGGAAGCAAATATTCTTGCCAAGCCATTCCTTACAATGAAACTGCACTAAGTGATCAAAATCAATCAACACATACTGATGTACAAATTAAAGGCAGAACTGTTGCTGAAATTTTGCAAACAGGCGCGGAAAGTTTAACAGTAATGCTTAACAATAGAGAATTAGCACTTGTAGATGCAAAGCAGAATGATGCAGCTAATAACTATATCATTATTTTCCCTGAAAGTTCTGAAAGTGACGGTGCATCAGATTTTGGGCCTGTTAGTAATAACGAAGGTGCTACTACACAAACTAGTAGAAGTAGTTCTTCAGATGGTATGCGCGAATTAAATCAAGAAGATCTACAAGAACTCTTTGCAAGTATTACAGGAATAGAGAATGGAAAACTACCTGCAAACTTTGAGCCAGGTATTAAAAATGTACAAGGTGTTTCTGTAGAAAGATCGCAGTTAGGAGAGCAAATCCGAGAGTTTGTAGAAGACGAAGAGAATCTGAACGACATAGGAAAGGCATCGCTTGTAAGCTCTAATTTAGACGGTGGCCGGCAGCCTATGTCAAGAGCGGGCAATGCAGAATCTGAAACAGTTCCTGGGGAAGTAGACAGATGTAGGGTGCAGAGATCAAACGATGTAAGAACAATGTCAGTATCCACCGGAAAGCGTGTGCAAGACATAATAGAAGGTGTCATAATTGCAAGTGAATTCGGAAGAAATGTTGTAAGAGCAGAACCAGATGAAAACGGCATGGTTCCTTGGTTTAGAATAGATTCTCAAGTTTACTTGGCTCCAGAACAAAGACAAGAACAACGAACAGGTGAAGTTCCTAAAATATTTGTCTATAGAGTGCTTCCGTACAAGGTACATAGAAGTAATTTCCAAACACCTACAGAAGTAAGTCCGGGAATAGAACAATTAAAAAGACAATGTGTTAAAGAGTATAATTATATCTACACAGGAAAAAACAAAGACATTGTTGATTTTGATATTAAATTTGACTTTGCATTCTTTACAGGTATAAACGGAGATTCAGGACAAGCATCATCAGATAGTAAAACAGCAGGTGCTGACGAACTTGCATCAGGAAATACAAGATCTACCACAGGAAGACCTGAAGGAAATTCGGAAGCATTGCCACAAGCTGGTAGATTGAAGTCAAATGTTCCTAGTAGAAATATTACAGACATTGGCGGACTTCCGTTATTTCCTGAAAATATAATTGCCATGAACTTTAATGAGGCATTGATAAACAGTCCAACAGATTTATTTCAAGTCGACCTTACAATACATGGAGATCCTTATTTCTTAGCAGACAGCGGAATGGGCAATTATAGCAGTCCTTCTTTGGGAGGTCTTTTAAATATGTTGAGTGATGGAAGTATGTCGTATGAAGATAGCGAAGTTGACATAAGATTAAATTTTAGAACTCCATTGGATTACGGACCAGACGGGTTTATGGAATTTCCTGGTTTTGGTGCTATTCCTGTAAGACAGTTTAGCGGTGTATATAAGGTTTTAATGTGTAAACACTCATTTAATCAAGGTGAGTTTACACAAACCTTAGATATGATTAGACGTAAAAACCAAGATCTAGAAACAAATACACCACCAGTTGACGGACCTGGCGGTGCAGTACAACAAGCAGAACCAGAAAATCAAATTACACCTACCCCTGAAGCATCTCAAGGAGGTACACAAGGGTCAAGCCAAAATGGCACAGGTGGACAATCAACTGCATCTCCGTCTAGATCTTCTGCACCTAGGACATCTCCAAGACCGCAGCAACGACCTAATACAAATAATGGATTTGGAAATGCTCAAGGCGGCGAGTTTGACACTACAAATGATAATAACGGTTTTGGTTTTAGACGCAGCGGCGAGTTTGGATAAGGAATAATCTATGGCAACTGAAACAAGAAAATCAGATGAATCAGTAGAAAAGATTGAAGGTTCTGGACCGTTTTTAGCCAAAGTAAAAAATCATCTTGACGGCGAATATATGGGACAGTTAGAAGTAGAATTACTTAGGCACAATCAAGAAGGTAACTCTACAGAAGCAACTGGACAAACTGTAACAGTTAGTTACCTTAGTCCGTTTTACGGAATAACTCCTTTTAAAGGCGTAAGCGAAAACGAAGGCAGTCAGCACAGTCAAAACAGTTATGGTTTTTGGGCAGTCCCACCAGATGTTGACACAACGGTATTAGTAATCTTTGCAGAAGGTAATAGGGGTAAAGGTTTTTGGATAGGATGTGTACAAGACCAATATATGAACTTTATGACTCCTGGTAGAGCTAGTACAGGTTTTAATGATGAAAACCCTGGAGAGCCTAGGCCTGTTGTTGAGTATAACAAAAGAACAGAGACCGGAGAAAAAAACAACCCTACTCAATTTATTAAACCCTGTGATGCAGAGGCATGTGCAGCCTTAGAAAGATCCGGGCTAATGGGAGATACGGTTAGAGGTCACACAAGTTCTAGTGCTAGACGTGAAACTCCGAGTATGGTTTTTGGATTGAGTACTCCTGGCCCTGCAGACAGAAGGGATGGCGCACCAAGAACTTCGTATGGAGACGAATCAGGACAAATACAAGTACCTTTTAATAGGTTAGGAGGAAGCACTTTTGTAATGGATGATGGCGATCCTAATCTATTCCGTACTAGTAAACCAAATGAAGGACCTAGTGCATATGCAAGTTTAGATCAAGGAGGATTGTCAGAATATCCTGCAAACGAACTTATACGTTTAAGAACAAGAACAGGACATCAGGTACTGCTCCATAATTCGGAAGACCTAATTTATATACAACATGCAAATGGTACTTACATAGAATTTACTTCTAACGGTAAAATAGATATTTTTTCAAAAGATAGCGTAAGTATACATTCTATGACAGATATTAATTTAAAAGCAGATAGAAATATTACTATGGAAGCCGGCAGTGCTATAAACATGAAGTCGGGTACTAACATAATGCAAGAAAGCGGAGCAGACTTTAACTTAAAAGTAGCCGCCAACGGAAAAATAACCACTGGAGGATCTACAAATATAACTGCAAGCGGAGTATTTGTCACTTCAGATCCAGTACACTTTAATGGTCCTACAGCACAAGGGGCTGGTGCTGCACCAAGTCCTACTCGTGTTCCTGAAGGAGGAGGATGGCAAGGTTCTGAAAACTTAAACCCAGCAGCTCATACTCCGGAACTAACAGAAACGGATAATATACCAGAAACAACAGCGCCTCCTGTCAATAAAGAAGGCGAGTTAATTGGAACTACAGCAAAAGAAACTCCAACAGACGCTGGGCAGCAAAATGTTCCAGATACATTTGAGCAATGTCCGCCTATGGAAACAGAACAACAAAACGGCGAAAGTGGCAGTTCCACTCCAAGTACTAGTTCTTCTACAACAAAAAATCCTGACAAAGCCACTGTAACAAGTGGACCAGATGACGGATTAAGAGGTTAAATATAGTATGAGTTCGCAAGAAAAGAAAATATACAAAGAGATAACAGTTAGTCCAAACGTCAAACCTGATTATGGTATTGGCGCTAAAACCTATAGAGGATTCAGTACAGTTGATCCTGAAGCGACAAGTTACGTTTTGTATGATTTAGCACTCATAAAACAGGACATAATTAATAACTTCCATGTACGTCAAGGAGAGTTATTATCAAACCCCGAGTTTGGTACTATTATTTGGGACGTACTTTTTGACCCACTTACAGATAATTTAAAAGATGCTATTGTACAAAATGTTACACAAATTGTAAACAGTGATCCTAGAGTAAAGGTAGACAAAATTATTGTTGATCAGTTTGAAAGTGGTATTTTAATAGACACTACACTTACTTTTTTACCGTATAATATTTCTGAAAGTATGCGTCTAACATTTGATGAAAATAATGGGTTTGCCTCTATATAATTAAATACGCAGTTTATCAATTTCAATAAATACTGTGTACGGAAAAGGAAGTTGCACATGTCATCAACAGACAGACAAAATAGATTACTTGTAGCTGAAGATTGGAAAAGAATTTATCAGTCATACAGAAACGCAGATTTCAAATCTTACGATTTTGACAATCTACGCAGAACTATGATAAATTATCTGCGTCAAAATTATCCAGAAGATTTTAATGATTATATTGAAAGTTCAGAATATCTTGCATTAATAGATTTGATAGCGTTTTTAGGTCAGAATTTAGCCTTCCGTACAGAACTTAATTCTAGAGAAAACTATTTAGAACTTGCAGAGCGTAGAGAAAGTGTTCTCCGCCTAGCAAGGATGCTATCTTATAATCCAAAGCGTAATCAAGCAGCTAATGGATTATTAAAGATGGAAAGTGTTAGTACCTCTGAAGAAGTTAGGGACAGTAATAATCTTAATCTTGCAAATCAAACTATACTATGGAACGACCCGGCAAATTCTAATTGGTTTGAACAATTTATTAAAGTAATGAATGCTTCATTGCCAGTTAATAACACGATTGGACGTCCTATAAAAACAGATAATGTAAACGGAGTACCTACATATCAATATAGATTTAACAGTACAAATAGCGATGTTCCTGTATACGGATTTAACAAAACTATTGACGGTGTAACAACAAGATTTGAAGTTGTAAGTACAGACGTTGTTGACGGCGCAATAGAAGAAGAAGCACCATTTCCTGGCAATAACTTTGCCTTCCTACAGAGAGATGATGGCAGAGGCGCCGCTAGTTCCAATACTGGATTTTTCTGTCATTTCCGCCAAGGAACTATAGACCAAGGTACATTTAATATTTCTAGTCCTAGTACTAATCAAGTAGTTGCTATAGATGCAGTTAACATTAATAACTCAGATATTTGGCTTTACAAGTTAGATAATTTTGGAAATGAAGAAGAGCTTTGGAACAAAGTTGATGCTGTAGAAGGAAACAATGTTATCTACAATAGTTTAAGTAAAAACATAAGAAATATCTATAGTGTGTTAACTAGAGCAAATGACAGGGTTAGTTTAATCTTTAGTGACGGTACATTTGGTACACTGCCTCAAGGTAATTTTAAAGTGTACTATAGAACTAGTAAAAATAGAAGAATTGTAATAGATCCAAGTGATATGAAAGGTGTTAGTGTAAGAATTCCTTACGTTAGCCGCACTGGTAAATCCGAAAGCCTTACAATTACTTTTAGTTTAAAATATACAGTCGATAATAGCACTGTAAGTGAAAGCAATGCAAGCATTAAAGCAAATGCTCCTGCTACATACTATACTCAAAATAGAATGGTAACAGCTGAAGATTACCAAATTGGCCCATTAGGCATAAGCCAAGAAATAGTTAAAGTAAAAAGTGTTAATCGGACAGCAAGCGGAATAAGTAGATATTTTGATCTTACAGATGCTACAGGAAAATATTCTAAAACAAACTTATTTGCAGACGATGGAATAATTTACAAAGAATTTTTAAATCCTAAACAAACGTTTAGTTTTGCAACTAGAACAGATGTCGAAGCAGCTATTGTTAATGTGATTAATCCAATTTTATCTGATAAAAAAGTAAAGAATTTTTATTATAATAGTTTTCCTAAAATTTTACTAGGAGACCTAAATAATACCTGGACAAATGTAGTAACAGATACTAATTTATCTACAGGATATTTTACTAATGC